TGTCGCTTTGGTTGTTTGCCCCCGGCTCGTCTGGAGGCCCAGTTGCCTTTGACTGGTTTACTAGAGGGAATGCTGGTGTCGCAGTGGGGCAAACAATTACCCCAAGCGTGGCAACCTACCCAGCACCCGGCACGTTTGTTCTAACTGGGACTGGCGACATTGCTGCTGACAACAAGGTTCTCCGTGTGAATGGGGATGTCGCAGGGACAAACACCGCAGACCAAGGCACAGGCAACTTCCTCGCCTACCCACTCTACATCGGTCGCCGTGGTGGCACGACGCTGCCCTTCTCAGGCAACATCTACTCCCTCATCGTCCGCTTCGGCGCGAACCTGACGGCAGACCAGATCACATCCACGGAGACGTGGGTCAACGGTAAAACGCGAGCGTATTGATATGCCTAGAATTACATGTGCAGCCCCCCAAGCCCTCGTCTATTCGGCTAATCAGCTTGCGATGTGCCTCGCCTTTGGCCCCGCCGATGGTCACACCTACGTCGGCCTGAACTGGCAGGACAGCCTAGGTAACCTCTACGCTGCCACGTCCTTCGAGGCCCGCGATGAGTGGATCACCTTCGCGCAGGCTCCCCTTGTGCGCCCCGCATGGGACACGGATGAGATCATCGACATGGTCGCAGCGGAGCGCGCTCAGGCTGCTTTGGTCTACTCGACCGATCCGTTCCCTGCCATCCCCGCGAACCTGTCGGCACTAAGCGGACCTAACGGCCCGGAGGCTTTGGCCCTGATGGGGCTGACTGCCTATACAACGGATGGACAGTGAGGTATAAGACATTATGGCTGGTCTGACACTCCTTCGCGTCGTCGGTAACGACCAACTCGTTCGCGCCGAGCGGGAGCGGGCTGAGAAAGAACTTGCCGACCGTCAGTCTAGCCCCGTCATGCTTGGCATCACGGCCTATCTCAAGCAGTGCTGGGACGCAGCACGCATCGCTCGGGACCCGATTACTGACATCATGCTCAAGGCCATGCGGCAGCGGAACGGCGAGTACGAGGCCGATACGCTCAAGGCGATCAAGGACCAAGGTGGTTCCGAGGTCTACATGATGATCACCGAGGTCAAGTGCCGGGCGGCCGAAAGCTGGCTGCGCGATATCCTGCTGGATAGCGGCACGCCCCCGTGGGACCTGCAGCCCACCCCAATCCCGGACCTGTCGCCCAAAGAGGCGGAGGAGCTTCAGCTTGCCTTTGCCGAACGGGTCATGGAGGTTCTCCAAGGCAGCGGGCAGGCACCTAGCCGCGCCCAGCTTGCCGAGCTCAAGGAAGTGGTGGGGCAGGAGTTCCGCTTCAAAATCCTGCAGGCGGCGCAGAACCGCGTCGACCGGATGCGGATCAAGATCGAGGACCAGTTCGTCCAAGGCGGCTGGGCTGATGCGTTCAACGAGTTCATCACCGATCTCGTCACGTTCCCGGCGGCGTTCATCAAGGGGCCGATCGTCCGACGTCAGCGCTACCTCAAGTGGTCTGGGTCTACATTGCAGCCCGGTGAGCGCATCGCCCCGGAGTACGAGCGCGTTAGCCCGTTCAACATCTATCCCGAGCCGGGGATCACGCGCATCAACGACGGGTACATCTTCGAGTACCACGAGATGACCCGCACTCAGATGGCCGATCTTATCGGCGTGCCGGGCTATGACGACGCCGCTATCCGCAAGGTCCTTGAGATCGGCAACACTCAGTCGTGGGTGCAGGAGTGGCAGAAAGACTCCCGCGAGGATGCGGAGCGCAAGTTCCACACAGAACTGCGGCCGACCGAGGTTTACGACGCCCTTGAGTTCTGGGGCAAGATCAACGGCCGGATGCTCCAAGAGTGGGGCATGTCTGAGGAAGAGGTCCCCGATCCGGATCGCGAGTACGACGCGAACATCTGGGCGGTGGGTAACTACATCATCAAGGCTGTGCTGAACTACGACCCGCTGGGCGAGAAGCCCTACGCCAAGACGTCGTTCATCAAGCAACCCGGCGCCTTCTGGGGCAAGGGTATTCCCGAGATAATCGAGGACATCCAGAACGTCTGTAACGCGGCTGCTCGGTCTCTGGTCAACAACATGGCTATCGCCTCCGGTCCGCAGGTCGAGGTCAACCTCGAACGCCTGCCGCCCAACGAGGACATCACCCAGCTGCGCCCGTGGAAAATCTGGCAGGTGCTCAACGATCCGCTGGGCTCGAGCGCTCCGGCGGTGCGGTTCAACCAGCCTAACGACAACGCCAACACACTGGTCGGGGTCTACGACCGGTTCTCTCGCATGGCTGACGACCACAGCGGCATCCCGGCCTACATCTACGGGGACACCAACGTGCAGGGGGCTGGGCGCACAGCCTCTGGCCTGTCCATGCTGATGGGTTCGGCAGGCAAGGGCATCCGGCAGGTGGTGATGCACATCGACAACGACGTGCTCAAGACCATCGTGCACCGGCAGTTTGTTTACAACATGCGCTATGATCCAGACGAGTCCATTAAGGGCGACGCACAGGTCGTGGCGCGCGGGGCAGTGAATCTCGCGGTCAAGGAGACGGTCAACGTCCGCCGCGTGGAGTTCCTTAACGCGACTGCAAACGAGTTCGACATCAACATCATCGGCACCGACGGCCGCGCAGCACTGCTGCGCGAGGTGGCTAAGGGCCTGCAGATGCCGGTCGACGACATCGTTCCGTCGCGCGAGAAGCTGGCGATGAAGGCGCGTACTGCTACGGCGTCGCAGATGCCCGCACCCGGCGGCGGTCAGCCCGCCATGGAGAATACCGATCTCGCTGGTGCACCCGCTGGCGGGACCAACTTAATAAACGGGGGGCCGCAGTGAAGCAGGCCACCCCCGAAGTCATCCACGCGCTGGCCAACAGCGTCCGTCAATACCCAGTCCTCCTAGAGTGGATGGGAGAGTGGCGGATGTCTGAGCTTGAACGGCTGCCCAGCGTTGGAGCCCAGAACGTGACACTTGCACAGGGGCGGTGTCAGGTTCTGACTGAGCTATTTCGGCTCATGAGCGAGTCCCCTGACTTAGCAGCAAAGCCCCGTAGGGGCAGCTGATCCACCACGCACACCCGAGAGGAGCGTTCACGATGGCTATTCCAGAACAAATTCGCAAGCAGTCCGAGGCTGTTGCAAAGCTGTATGAGGACCTTAACCCCGAGCCCGGCACCGCCGCGGCGGGGACTGATGTCCTTGAGGCTGAGCCTGCCGACGGTGCGGGTGAGGTTGTCGCTGAACCGGCGCCCGCCGAGCAAGGGCGATCCGGTACCCCCAAGGAAGAACAGACCTACGAACAGCGCTGGCGGTCCCTTCAGGGAATGTACAACGCTGACACTACTCGCCTCCGGGCAGAGAACAATCAACTGGGCCAACGCGTCACGCAGCTAGAACAGCTGTTGTCGTCGCTCTCTGCTCCCCAGCAGTCACCTGCACAGGTTGCGGCGGAGAAGCTCATCACCAACAAGGACGTGGAAGAGTACGGCGATTCTATCGAGGTTATGCGGAGGGCTGCCCGTGAGGAGCTCTCTGCGGCTAACCAGCAGATCGCCCGACTTGAAAAGATGGTCATGCAGTTGCAGGCCAACGTCGTCCCCAAGGTCGAGGGCGTGGTCCAGCGTCAGGCGTTGAACGCCGAGCAAATGTTCTGGTCGGAGTTGTCGGCGGAAGTCCCGGACTGGCGTGAGATTAACGCCGATCAGGATTTTCACAGCTGGCTGCTGGAGGTTGATCCTCTGTCGGGCATGACCCGTCAGACCTACCTCGATGCGGCGCAGGGACAACTCGACGCGAAGCGAGTCGCAGGTTTCTTCCGGACGTGGCAGTCTATGAATAGCGGTTCTGTTGCTCAGAAAACTCGGACCGTAACTGCTTCCCAACTCGAACGTCAAATTGCCCCCGGGCGTGGTCGCACTACTGCGACTACTACTGTGGGTAACGACGTTAAGTCATTCTCACGCACTGACGTCGCCAAGTTCTTTGACGATGTTCGTCGTGGTGTGTATAAAGGTCGGGAGCAGGAGCGTGACCGGATCGAGCGCGACATCTTCGCTGCACAGCGAGAGGGTCGTATCACCTAAAACTGCCTAAGTGAAAGGACACCACATGGGCTATCCTGTCTCCGCCGGCCGCCCGGACTACTCGGGGAACTTCATCCCCGAAATCTGGTCGGGCAAACTCATCGAGAACTTCTACGACGCCACCGTGCTCGCAGCGATCTCGAACACCGACTACGAAGGCGAAATCCGCCGCATGGGCGATACGGTCAACATCCGTACCCAGCCCAACATCACCATCCGTGACTACGTCAAGGGTCAGAACCTGACCGTTGAGAACCCGGATGCTCCGAAGCTGCAGCTTGTCATCGACAAGGGCGACTACTTCGCTTGCGTCGAAGACGACATCGACCGCATCCAGTCGGACGTCAAGCTGATGGACATGTGGTCGAAGGACGCCTCCGAGCAGATGAAGATCAAGATCGACCAGCGTGTGCTGACCGATCTGCTCCCGGGCATCGCGGCTGCTAACAAGGGCGCCACTGCTGGTCAGCAGTCGGCGGCTTTCAACCTCGGCACGACCGGCTCTCCGCTGACCGTGACCAAGGACGGCGCTGGTTCCACCACCCCGGTCGTCGATCTGATCGTCGACATGGGCACCGTGCTGGACGAAGCTAACGTGCCGGAGTCGGACCGCTTTCTCGTCATCCCGGCCCGCATGGCTGGTCTGATCAAGAAGTCGGAACTGAAGGACGCTTCGCTGACCGGTGACGGCACCACCCCGATCCGCAACGGCCGTCTCGGCATGATCGACCGCTTCACGCTCTACGTGTCGCACAACCTGAACGTCTCGTCCGGCAAGACCTCGCTGATCGCAGGTCACAAAATGGGCTTCACGTTCGCCTCGCAGATGACCGAGATGGAAACGCTCCGTGCGGAATCCACCTTCGGCAACATCGTTCGCGGGCTGCAGGTGTACGGCTACAAGGTTGTGAAGCCGGAAGCTCTGACGCAAGCCGTCGTCCAGTTCGCATAAGGAGGGACAACAATGGTTGCCTATACTGACTCCCTCGGGTTCTACAAGAACTCGGCTGGCTTCACCGCCAACTACACCGACCGCGTGAGCGTGCTGGAGATCGACATCGACTTCCGCAAGATCGCTGCTGCGCGCACGGCTGCCGGTGCTACCGCACTGGCTGCTACCGACACGCTGGTTATCGGTGTGCTCCCCAAGGGCTCCTACGTGGTCGCTGCTGCGCTCACGCTGGTTCGCGCGGAAGGGGCCGCTGCTACCATCGACGTCGGTGTGTCCGGTTCGACCACTCTGTTCGCGGCGAACTTCGATCTGAACGCTGCCGTCGGTACGACGGTTGGCGTGACGAACGGCGCTCGGTACCAGACCGCGGACACCGACATCCTGATGACGATCGACACGAACAACACTGACGTCGCACGCGTCAAGATTGCTCTGTCGGTCATCAATATGGGTGCCGATCTCGGTACGATCCCGTCGGCCTAATGGTAGGGGCTTCGGCCCCTACCTCCAACTCAGGAGGATAAGATGGGTGTTTATACTGGCATTTCGCAAGACAATGTCACGATCAATAGCGGTCGGGCCACGCTGCAGTCGCTGACTGTTGCAGGCCCCGTCGTTGCGACCGGTGTAGTTCTGAACGTTCGTCAGCGGTTTACGATCGCTGAAGTGAACGCCGGGGCTACTCTGGTACCGGCCGTCTCCGGCAAAGCGATCCGCATGGTTGCCTGCAAGGCCATCGCCGTCGGCGGTGCTGCCGGTGCAGTGACCACGGTTGATGTGCTGGGCACGTCGACCACTTCTCGCAAGCTCGTTGCCTTTGCGCAGGCCAGCCTGACGCAGAGCACGGTGCTGACCGATGGTGGTTCGGGTGCGGCGGTTCTTGCTGATGGCGCATCTTACACCGCAAACGACGCGGGTACGGCCATCACTGTCGGCAAGACGGGCAGCAACGTCACGACGGCGACGCACATCGACGTGATCTTCGACTACGTCCTTGTCTAACAACAGTGGGGGCTGCGAGGCCCCCACTACACGAAGAGGTGGGCTATGGCGACAAACCTGACGAACGTAAAGGCTAAGGATAGCTTCCAGCAGCTGCTACATGTTGACGGCGGGCCGGAAGCCACGGCCAAGACCGTCTACAGTGGGGCTGGCGTGGCCACCGCAATGAAAGTCGGCACCGCGAGTGTTGAGGTGGATAACATCCGCCTAGACGGCAACACTGTGTCAACTACGAACACGGACGGAAACCTTGTACTAAGTCCAAACGGGACTGGCGCGGTCGTCATCGGGAATGCCAACATCACGGGCGGGACGATCTCGGGGGTGACTTTCTCCGGGTCCTTCTCCGGCATGACGCTCGTCGAGGCGACGACGCTGGCCACCAGCGCCGCGGCAGCGGGGGTCAATCTCAACGGCAACACGCTTGGCGCCGACGGCACCGACACCAACATCGACATCAACATCACGCCCAAGGGTACGGGCGAGGTGAACATCACCAACGTTGATATCCTTAGTGGGAAGGTGCCCTTCAGCACGGTCACCGGCCGGGCCTTCGCCTCCTTCTCCGATATCACTGACCAGACTGGCAGCACCTCTGCTGCGACCGCGGTTAAGTTCGGCACCACCGAGATCAGTGGTGCGGGTATTACCATGGTCACCGACGGGACCAACCTGACGCGTCTGACCTTCGCTGCGGCGGGGACCTACATGGTCGCTCCGAACCTACAGCTTGCCAACTCCGACACCGCCGACCATGACACCACTGTCTGGCTGGCACTCAACGGCACGAACATCGACAGGTCTGCTACTAAGGTCACGGTGCCCAAGGCGACGGATGGCGGCAACACCTTCTTCCAGATCATCTTCTACGTCACAGTGACGGCGGGGCAGTACATCCAAGTAATGTGGCTTCCGGAGAACACCGCTGTTACCATCGACCACACTGCTGCTGCTGCGGGCCCGCCTGCTATCCCCGCTATCCCGTCCGCCATCATCATCGCCGAGAGGATCGCGTAATGGTTAAGGACCCTCGCCTCGAGCGCGCTGGTGTCGCTGGATACAACAAGCCCAAGCGTACGCCCAGCCACCCGACCAAGAGCCATGTCGTCGTCGCTAAGAGCGGCGATCAGGTCAAGACCATTCGGTTTGGTCAGCAGGGGGTCACGGGCGCAGGTGACAACCCTAAGACCGAGAAAGACAAGGCCCGCAAGCGGTCTTACTATGCCCGCCACAACGCGCAGGACGCCAACCCGGACAAACTGTCGGCACGGTACTGGAGCCATAAAGTAAAATGGTGAAGTCCGGCTCCCCCAAACCGACCAACCCGTCTCTGTGGTCCAAGGTCAAGTCAGAGGCCAAGGCCAAGTTTGACGTGTACCCCAGCGCCTATGCCAACGCATGGGCATCCAAGGAGTACAAGAAGCGCGGCGGCGAGTGGAGCGGTCCGGATAACCGGGTGAAGAAGAAATGAGCAAAGGCGGTCTGGGCAAGTGGTTCGGCGAGAAGTGGGTCGACGTCAAGACCGGCAAGGAGTGTGGGCGCTCCGGGTCTGAGAAGTCCTCGCGCGCCTATCCTGCCTGCCGTCCGGCTGCCGCAGCTGCTAAGATGTCCGCCGGGGAGAAACGCTCCATGGCTGCCAAGAAGACCAGTTCGGCCCGTAAGTCATGGCCGGTAACACCATCAGGGAAGAGGAAATGACATGCCGACCAGAGCACAGAAAGACAAAGTCGCCAAGGTTATGGGGGAGTACAAGCGCGGTACTTTGCACGGCGGCGTAGACCCGAAGGGACCTAAGAAAGCCCCGGGTGTGAAGAGCCGGAAACAAGCCATCGCCATCGCGCTCAGCGAGGCAGGGATGTCTAGGAAAGGGAAGAAGTGATGCGGTACCTGCGCAACAAGAACGACGGATTCATCTATGAGTGGCATCCTATCCTTGCCAAGAACTCTCTATGCGAGGAAGTCACTGAGGAAGAAGCATTCCCGGAGCGGTTCGCCCCACCGGTAGTGATGGAGAAAGCCAAACGGCGTACCAAGAAGATCGAGCTCGTGGCTGATGACAACCTGACTGAGCCTGTGTATAGTTCGCCAGAACTGTCGGCAGACGCATCGAGGAACTTGCCTGAATGACACCAGCTGATGTCATAGTCGAGGTTCGGCGCATCGTACAAGACGAGGGGCTACCGTATCGCTACAGCGACGCGGTGCTGCTCGGTTATGTCAACCAGACGCTCAAGCGCATGGCCATTCTGCGCCCCGACCTCTTCTCTGAGATCGTGGATATTTCGACCACTGCAGGTTCTGCAGTGCAGTCACTGCCTGCTGACGCTGTGCGCCTGCTGGACATCTTCCAAGTAAAGAACGGTGCCGCAATCAACGAGGTTGATCGCGAGACTATGAACCGTAACTACCCGAATTGGATGCAGGAAGCCGCCGGGCAGCCGGTAAACTTCATGCGCCATGTGAAGAATCCTGACCGGTTCTTCCTCTACCCCCGCCCCGCGGCGGGGGTAGTACTTGTTGGTGAATACACGAAGAGCCCGCCGGATTACCTACTGACCGGTACGATAGGCTTCATATCAGACGTGTACTTCCCCGCTCTGGTTGACGGTGTTGTGTTCCTCGCCGAGTCGATCGACGACGAGCATGTCCAGTCTGGCCGTGCCAAACTATTCTACGACAGCTTTGTGCAGCAACTCGGGACAAACCTCCAGAGCCGCAAGGTGACCGATACGAAGAACGCCGGGATGGATAAGGGTGAGGTGATCTGATGCCTACGCGCGCGTTTACAGACGTACTGCCTAAGGTGCTGCCGTCGGTGCCCGGCTGCCCGCAGCCGCTGGCTGTGCAGCACATCCGCGACGCAGCAATCCGTGTCTGTGAGCGCACACTGGCATGGCGCTACGCCCAGCCCAAGTTCCAACTGCTGCCCGGGGTATTCGACTACGAGTACCAGAAGCCTTTGGATACCGAGGTTCACGTGGTTTTCCGCGTGTCGGTTAACGACAGCCCGCTCGAAGTACTGACGCTAGAGCAGGCACTAGATAGCTATCCTGAATGGGCGGACATATACAGCGGGGAAGACCCGTCAGTCGTTTGGAGCCTTACTCCGCCCAGTTACACCGGGTCAGATGTCTACGACGAGACCGAATTCAACCCGGGCTCTGAGTTTGTCCTGCCCCCCGCGATCGTTGCTACGGCCGCGCAGCCGCGGTCGGTAACACAGTTGACGCCCGATCGGTACATCATACTGCCGCTACCCGATGGCGAGGACACGTACATGGTGCGGATGTTCTACGCGCTCAAGCCGACGCGGACTGCGGCGGGCATGGACCAAACGATCCTGAATGAACTGGAAGAACCGATTGTGCATTCCGCGCTGCAGCACCTTCTGGTTATGCCCGGTGTGTCGTGGACTGACCGCGAGTTGGCCTCCTACCATGCCAAGCAGGCGCTGTTTACACTGACGGAGCGCCGGGCCCGGGCTAACCTGATGAACACCCGCGGCACTGTCACTGCCCAGTTCCCGAAGTTCGCGTGAGGATAAGATGGTAGTCAAACTAAGCAACAACGTCCGGTCATCGCTCCGCACGGAGGTGTTGTCTGGTAGCACGACCATCCTCCTGCCCGTCGGCCACGGCGCGCGGTTCCCGGCGCTTGGCGCGGGTGAGTACTTCTATGCCACCATCGAGGACGCGGCTGGCAACTACGAGATCGTGCGGGTCACTGCCCGGGCGACGGACACGCTGACTGCAACACGCGGCGCCGAGGGTACGACGGCACGGACCTTTGCTGCTGGGTCTACCATCGAGATGCGGGTTACTGCTGCCAGCGTTCTGGACGCCGCACAAGATGCTGCCGACACGGTGGACTTGGCGCAGTTCAGCGTCACTGCTTCCGCGGCGGAGATCAACATCCTAGACGGGGCGTTGCTGAGCACGGCCGAACTGAACATCCTAGACGGAGCCACGCTCTCCACTGCTGAACTGAACATCCTAGACGGCGTGACGGCGACCACGGCTGAACTGAACATCCTAGACGGCGTGACGGCGACCACGGCTGAATTGAACGTGTTAGATGGTATTCCCGGCACGCTGACAGCGACCGAGCTCGGGTATGTCGACGGCGTGACGAGCGCGATCCAGACGCAGCTTGACGCCAAGACTGGGCGCACGTCCGCAACTGGGGCGGCGGTGCTTCCGGCGGGGACGACGGCCGAGCGCGACGGTTCGCCGCTTGCTGGATATTTCCGCTTCAACAGCACACTCAATGTGTTTGAGGGCTACAACGGCTCCGCGTGGGGCGGCGTGGGTGGTGCCACGGGCGGTGGCCCGGATCGCGTGTTTTACGAAAACGGCCAGACCGTCACGACAAACTATACCATCACCAACGGCACCAACGCGATGAGCGCAGGGCCTATCACAATCAATTCCGGCGTCACCGTCACGGTGGGCGACGGCGAAGTCTGGACGGTGGTCTGATGTCGAACCTAACCATACGCGGCAATGCTTCCGGCACCGGGACGGTCATCGTCGAAAGCCCGAACACGAACACGAACCGCACGATCAGCCTGCCGGATGCCACCACTACGCTGGTCGGTACCGATGCCACGCAGACGCTGACGAACAAGACGATCAACGGCGGCGCGTTGACGTTGGTGTCTGGGGGTAGCATCACCGGGGCGACAACCGACTTCACGGGTATACCGTCGTGGGTCAAGCGTGTGACTATATTTGTGTCATCTGCTTCCACTAACGGAACGTCAAACAAGCTGCTACAGATCGGCTCGGGTTCTGTGCAAACCACAGGATACGTTTCCTCTTGCCTTAACTGTCGTAATGCGGGGACAGGGGCCGGTAGTGTGTCCACAAACGGGTTCACCGTCGATAACGACAGCAATGCTACATATGTCTATGACGGCACAATCAAGTTGATCAACGCCTCTGGGAATACTTGGTTCATCGACAGTATTCTGTCTGACAATACGGGCATTCGTGGCCCGGTTGGAACTGGACGAGTGACGCTGTCTGGTGCTCTTGATCGTTTTAGGTTTACCACCGTTGGCGGCATCGACACTTACGACAGCGGTTCCTTCACAGTCATGTACGAGGGCTGATCATGAGCACGGTCAAAGCAAACGCATTTGTCGATGGTGCTGGCGGCAACACCGCAACAGTGAATGGCGTCACGGTGGCGCTGTCCTCTCAGGCGCAGGCCGAGGCTGGCACCGACAACACGACCCAGATGACGCCGCTGCGGGTGGCGCAGGCAATTGCCACAGAAGCCGTTGGGCTTGGCCAGACATGGCAAACCGTAACGAGGACTGCAGGTGTCAGCTACCAAAACACGACGGGAAAGCCGATCCAGATCGCCGTTAAGACGGGTGGTTCAGGCTCAGCTGTTCAGGTGTCAGTCGATAACGTTACTTGGATTACGGTCGATGCCAACGACGCCGCCGACTATGGACACTCATCCGCGATCATCCCGCCGAACTATTACTATAGGGTGACGGTGTCCGCCCCGCAGATATTTTCGGAGCTTCGCTGATGCATAGTTTCTTCATCGACGCGAACGGCAACTACTTTGAGGCTATTGAGCCAGTTCCAACTCCAAGCGGGGCCACCGTCGTCCCGCAAAAGCCGGGGCAGTTTTATGACTGGGATGGTCTGGATTGGGTTGCGGTCGCACCTCCGCCCCCGCCCGTCCCGCAATCCATCTCCTTCGCCCAGCTTCTGATCGGTCTCGTGACCGAACAGTGGATAACTGAGGCCGAGGCGGACGCGTGGCTGGCCGGAACACTGCCGTTCGCGATTCTGACTGTCATTGACGGCCTCCCTGTGGAGCAGCAGTTCCCCGCTAAGGTCCGCGCCCTGCGCCCGTCGGAAGTTCTCCGCAGCGACCCGCTGGTGGCCGCCATGGGCACCGCCGCAGGCAAGACCGCCACCGAAATCGACGCCTTCTTCCAGACCTACGCAGGAGTTTAACGTGGCCGACGACCAGCGTTTCGACCGCATCGAAAAGAACCTCGACAAACTCGGAGACAAGATCGACGAGTTGACTAAAGTCGTGACTGCGATGGCGCGGATTGAGGAGCGGATGGTGACGCTGTTTAAGCGCATGGATCGGTACGACGAGGCGCAGTCGGAAATCGACGAGCGCCTTGCTGAAGTCGAGAAGACCTCTACCAAGCGTGGCGTCGTCTACCACATAATCGACAAGGGCTTCTGGCTCATCGTTGGCGCGGGCATGACCTACATCATCAAGACCACTGGTGGCTGACATGCGGCAGTGGGACCAGCGGAGCCTAAAGAACCTGCAAGGCGTTCGCCCCGAGCTCCGCCGAGTCATGGACCGTGCACTGCAGGACGCCCCGTTCCCGTTCATCATCACCGAGGGCCTACGCACCATTGAGCGGCAGCGGGAGCTTGTCCGAATCGGCGCATCGAAGACCCTGAACAGCCGCCACCTGACGGGCCATGCCGTGGACCTCGTGCCTTATGTGGACATCGACAAGGACGGTAAGGTCGAGTCGGAAGAGATGTATGCGTGGCCGCTGTATCACAAGCTGGCTGTCGTGATTAAGGCTGCCGCAGACAAGGAAGACGTCGCCATCGTATGGGGAGGTGATTGGCGGTTCAAGGACGGTCCGCATTGGGAGTTGAGTTGGAAAGCCTATCCTGCATGATCTCTCGGATGACCGCGCCAATTTTCTGCATCTCTGCAAATGAAAACCTATCTCCGCGCGCGAAGTTGCACGGCGCACACGCAGGTGCAACGTTCCCCTTAATGTGGGGGAGCTTGTTGTCTATCCTGTCAAGCCCGCGAGGATTATCCGTTGTTCCACAGTGAACGCACGGTTGAGCGATTAGCGCCATGACTTCATCCGTAGACAGATCGCAGGCGTCTATTCTTTGGTATGCTTTCCGAAGGTAAATGGCCCTCCCCCTGTTCGTTTTCGCGTATTTCTGCGCCAGTGCTTTTTTCTTTTCCCGCTGGTCTACGGTCATGTTTGACCATCGCTCCTTGCGGCGATCTCTTCCCTTTTTCCTGATGGATAGGCATGTTTTGCACTCATAAGATACCCCTAGCGGTCTTGCCGAGTCTCTGTAGAAGAACTCAAGAGTCGCTGGCTTTTCCGTTTTGCAACGAAAGCAAATTCGCGTAATCTGGGTCATGTTGGCGCTACTCCTGAGCAGCCATCATATTGCGTGAGGTGGAAAATGCAAACTCAAACCGTCCACCGCACTGGGAACTGGACCGCCGGGTCTATCCGGCAAAATAGGAGACTGCCATGACTGGTGATCAGATCGCAGGCGTCGTTCGCGCCATCGTTGCCGCCCTCGGCGGGTACTTTGTGGGTCAGGGCGTTACTGACGCCGAAACCGTTGCGACCGTCGGCGGCGCTGCAGCTACGCTGGCTGCCGCGCTATGGTCGATCTACTCCAAGCGCGCCAAAGAATGATCTGGCAGGCGTTTTTCTCCGCCCTCCTGCGGCCGGTTCTTCATGCTCTCTCGCTGGCAACAAGCTGGTTTGGTGGCAGAAGATCGGCGCAGGCTGACATCAAACTGGCCACCGTCGAGCGGTCCCTGAGGGTTGTTCGACGCGCAGAGGAGATCGAGAATGAGGTCGAAGCTCTGGATAGCGAGTCTCTCAAGTCTCGTAGCCGTCGCTGGGTGCGTGGCGTCAACGACAAGTGAGTGCGACTGGACTGAAACGCTATACTACGGCAGCGACAACGTGGTAGACTGGTTGGCAGCGAATGATCCCTCGCTGTTGGCGGGTGTAACGTCGCACAACGAGAAGCGGATGGAGTTCTGCAAATGAAGAAACCGGCTCCGAAGTTCACCCCCTGCCCGGGGTGCCCTGCACCTAAGAAATGCGCTGCCATGGGCAAGTGCATGAAGAAGGCCACCAAGAAGTGACCACGACTAAGATCGCCGAGTTTAGGGGCACGCTCCCACGTGTGGCACCCGAACTACTTCCGGGCACCGCTGCGCAGACTGCGCAGGGCGTTAAACTATACTCCGGCGATCTTATTCCTACCCCGACGCCTGTCGTGGCCGCTGCGGCGAGTCGCACAGGCACGATCCGAACACTCTACGCGCTGCGCGATCCGGTGACTTCCGAACGCAAGTGGCTGACGTGGGCCAATGAGATCGACATCGCCACCCCTGCCGCAGACGAGTTGGGCGAACAACGGTTCTACTACACGGGCGACGGTGCGCCCAAGGTTAGCACCTACGCGATGGCCACTTCTGGTGCAGCGCCGTATCCGTCCGCCGGTGGGTACTACAATCTAGGGCTGCCGCTGCGCGGTCGGCAGCGGCAGCCGATCGCTACGCCCACCACGTTCTCGTCCTTGACGTCGGCCTCCTTCGCCCGCGACGGCGGTGGCAACGTCACGCTTACGACAAGTACGGCGCACAATCTCAAAGACGGCGCACTCGCCACCATCTCCGGTTTTTCCTACCGTACGGGTACCTATACTCGGGCCCTGAATACCATCACGGTGACGATTAACAACCACGGTCTGGTAACAGGTACCCGTATCTACATCGAGTTCACGTCTGGTGGTGCGACCACAAACTCTTACACTGTGACCGTTACCGGAACCAACACCTTCACCGTGACTGACACGGTCTCGGGTACGATCGCTTCAAGCAACTGCCGTTGGGACATTCGCGATCTCAACATCACTACGACGGTGACGGTCATCAACCCGACGACGATCACGTGCTTCTCCC